CCGACGAAACCTACCAGCGGTTCGTTATCAACCCGCCCCGGGATTGCATTCAGATCAAGATCAATTGGTACGACAACCCCTGGTTCCCGGAAACCCTGCGCCTGGAAAAGGACGCGCTGAAGGCCAGGGACGCCGAAGCCTACAACCAGGTCTGGGAAGGGTTATGCCGCCAGACGGTGGATGGCGCCATCTTCGCCAGGGAAATGCAGCAAGCCGAAATGGATGGCCGCATCACCCGGGTGCCCTATGACGCCACCAAGCCGGTTCACGCCGTGTTTGACCTGGGCTGGTCAGACCAGACGGCCATTTGGTTCCTGCAATTCATCGGCATGGAAACCAGGCTGATTCGCTACATGGCGGGCAGTCAAATGACCATGAGCCATTACCTGGGACAAATGCAAAGCCTGGGTTATGTGTACGACACGCTATGGTTGCCGCATGACGCCGAAAACAAAACACTGGCGGCGGCTGGCAAATCCATTGAGGACATCGTGCGGGCCGCGGGCTACAAAACCCAAATCATGCCGCGGGTGCCGGTCATTGATTCCATCAACGCGGCCAGGACGGTTTTCCCGAACTGCTGGTTTGACCGCGAGAATTGCGCCGACGGGCTGACCTGCCTTCGGCATTACCGTTACGAAGTTGACCCTGACACCGGCCAGTTTGGGCGCACACCATTGCATGACCAATACAGCCACGGCGCTGATGCGTTTCGCTATATTGCCCTGATGGTGAGAGAGCCGTCCAAGCGAAAGCGGCAAGGCATGATTGCACCCGCTGGCAGTTGGATGGGATAATTTACAAAGAAAAGGGGCCAATATGAGCGATTACCAAGACACTGGCGATGATTCGCGCATCACTGATGCGATTCAATTCATGCGCCTATCGGCTGAAGCTGATTCGAATAACCGCACTGAAGCCCTGGCAGACATTAAATTTGCCGCTGGCGACCAGTGGCCGGTGGAAATCCAGAACAGCAGAAACCTTGAAGCGCGGCCCTGCCTGACCATCAACAAAATTGATGCGTACGTGCGCCAGGTCACGAACCAGCAGCGCCAGCAACGTCCCCGCATCAAGGTGCATCCCGTCAACAACGAAGGCGACCTGAAGATTGCCCAGGTGATTGAGGGCATCACCCGTCACATCGAAGTCAATTCCAGCGCCGACACGGCCTACGACACCGCGTTCGATTACGCCGTTCGCATGGGCTGGGGCTATTGGCGCGTGGTCACCGATTACACCCGGGAAGATTCGTTCGACCAGGAAATCTATATCGAGCAAATCGACGACCCATTCAGCGTTTATTTCGACCCCAATTCAATTTCCCCCGATGGTTCGGACGCCGAAAAGTGCCTGATTACCAAGGTCATGCCCAAGAGCGTGTTCCGGCAAATGTATCCAGGCGCCGACGACGGTAGCGGGTTCATGCCCCGCGGCGTGGGCGACGACAGCGCCGAATGGGTGACCAAAGAAGATGTGCGAATCGCTGAATACTTCTACATTGAGCGCAAAAAAGCCACCCTGGTGATGCTGTCGGACGGCACGAAGGCATTCGAAGACGAATTGCCCGCCAAAGAAATCATGGACGAAAGCGGCATTGCCATCATTGACAAGCGCCCCAGCTGGCGCAAGGTCGTCAAGTGGTGCAAGCTGACCGCAATGCAAGTGCTGGAAGAAAAGGAATGGCCGGGCAAATGGATTCCGGTTGTCCCATGCTACGGCGCCCAGGTCATTGTTGAAGGCAAGCGCAAGAAATACGGCCTGGTGCGGTTCGCCAAAGACCCGCAACGCATGTATAACTTCTGGCGCACCAGCATGACTGAGAGCATTGCCCTGGCGCCAAAGGCCAAATGGCTGCTGGCTGAAGGCCAGGACGAAGGCCACGAAAACGAATGGGCACAGGCGAACATCAAATCCACGCCAGTGCTGCGCTACAAGCAAAAAGACATTGAGGGCCAGCCAGCCCCGGTGCCGCAGCGTTTGCAGCCGGAGCCGCCGCCCGAAGGCATCATGGTTGCCGCGGGCGCGATTTCGGACGACTTGCAAACCGTACTAGGCATTTTTGACCCAGCCCAAAAGATTCCTGGCAACATTTCGGGCAAAGCCCTGAACGGCCAACAACAACAGGTCGACCTGTCGAATTTCCACTTTTACGACAACATGACCCGTTCCATCAAGCAGACGGGCAAAATCCTGTTGGACTTGATTCCCAAGATTTACGACACCCAGCGCGTGATGCGAATCATTGGCGTGGATGGCCGCGCCGACATGGTGACCATCAACGAGAAAAGCGCCATTGGCGAAGTGTTGAACGATGTGACCGTGGGCGAATACGACGTTGTGATGGACACCGGCCCAGGCTACAACAGCAAGCGGCTGCAAGCGGTCGAAGCAATGGCCCCGCTGATGGCCCAGCCGGAGATTTTCCAGGCCGCTGGCGACCTGATGTTCCGCAACATGGACTTCCCTGGCGCCGACGTTATTGCCGACCGCCTGGCCGCAATGAACCCGCTGGCGCAGATTGACGAGAAATCGGACATCCCGCCCCAGGTTCAAATGAAGTTGAAGCAACAGGAAAAGGCGCTGCAAGATGCCCAACAGCAGCTGGTCGCCATGCAGCTGGAAATCAACAACCGCGGCGAAGTTGCCATGATTCGGGAGGAAGGCGCCAACAAGCGCAAGCTGATGGACGTTACCGCCCGCGCATTCAACACCGAAACCATCAACGAAGCCAAGGTCAACCAAACCAACGTCAAGGCGGTCACCGACCAGAACAAGGCCGAATTGGACGCCATCGTGCAATTGATGCTGCACAACATGGACACCAACCGGTTGATGCAGGAAATCGAGCGCCGCAACCGCGAGCAAACCGATTACACCGCCCTGGCTGAACAGGAAATCCACCGAAACGCCAACCCATTTATTGATGGCGGGCCGATGATGCAGCCCCAGCCCGCGCCGCAAATGGTGACGCCTGAAAATATGCCGCCAGCGCCAGCGCCTGAAATGGGCATGGGAATGGCACAATAATTTGACAGCCAGCTAAACTTGGCTGAAAATCAATAAACCCTACCCGTGGGGCACACGGGGCAAATTCTTAGGGAAACCTATGTCATTGGAAGAACGGTTGGCCGCAAATGTGGTCACCAGCGAAAATTTAGCTGAATTCACGGCCCAGAAACTTGGTTTAGCTGAACCGCAGCAAGCGGAACCCGCGGCGTCAAATGATGACGAGCCGGAACCCGAAGCCGGTCAGAGTGGACAAGATGGGGAAGGTGATGATGCGACAGCGACAGACGAGCAAGGGAAAGAGCGCAAGCCCAACCCGAAAATCGAAAGGCGCTTTTCAGAGATAACCAAGCAGCGCGAGGCGGCGAAAGCGGAAGCCCAGCAAGAACGCGAAGCAAGGTTGGCCCTGGAAGCCAGGCTGAAGGAACTGGAATCCAAAGCGAATCCGCAACCGGCGCAAGCCCCCGCGAATGAACTTGGCCCAGAACCCCAGCCTGACCAGTTCAGCGACATGTTCGAATACGCGAAAGCGTTGGCCGAATATACCGCTGACCGGAGATTGATGGAACGTGACCAGCAAGAGGTTCAACGCAAAGCGGCGGCTGAACAGGAATTGAAATTCAAGGCCTGGGCAGAGCGAATCGACAAAGCGAAGAATGAATTGCCGGATTTCGACGAAATGGTGCAGAGCAGCGAAGTGTCGGTTTCCGACCCAGTGCGCGATGCAATCATGGAAAGTGATGTGGGGCCGAAAATCCTGTATCACCTGGCCGAAAACCCGGAATTCGCTACCAAACTGAATGGCATGTCCGTCATTTCTGCCTTGCGAGAAATCGGAAAACTGGAAGCCAGGCTGGAAAAACCCGCCCAGGCTACCGGCACGGAACGCGCACCGACCGGCACGACTGTTGTTGGAAAATCAAGAGCGCCAGCGCCAATCACGCCAATTCGTGGTGGGGCATCCGGCAAGGAAACGGGCGTGGATTCCAATGGGGAATTTCACGGTTCGTTCCAGGCATGGAAAGCCGCACGACTTGCGGGCAAGATTCGCTGACAAATAACCTTTTTCATAGGAAAAATCATGTCCAACAATTTGCTTACCATTAGCAAGATCACCAACGAAGCGTTGATGGTCTTGGAAAACGAACTGACGTTCACTTCCGAAGTTGACCGCAACTACGACGACCAGTTCGCCGTGGTTGGTGCCAAAATCGGCAACACCCTGAACGTTCGTCGCCCGGGCCGTTTCATCGGCACGACCGGCCCCGCCTTGAACGTTGAAGATTTCAACGAAACCAGCGTGCCCGTCACCCTGTCGACCCAGTTCCACGTTGACACCCAATTCACCACGCAAGACCTGGCCCTGTCCCTGGACATGTTCAGCGACCGCGTTCTGAAGCCCGCCATTGCCGCCATTGCCAACAAGATTGACTATGACGGCCTGACGATGGCCAAGAACAACACCGCCAACATCGTTGGCACCGCTGGCACCCCTCCCACTGGCCTGATTACCTACCTGACCGCAGGTGCGTATCTGGACAGTGAAGGCGCCCCCCGCGACGGTCGCCGTTCTTGCATCATTGAGCCGTTCACCAGCGCCACCATCGTGGACAGCCTGAAGGGTCTGTTTGTGCCTTCCGACATCATCGGCAAACAGTACAGCAAAGGCCTGATGGGCCGTGACTCTGCTGGCATGAACTGGAAGATGGATCAGAACGTTGTGCCCCAGACCTTTGGTTCGTATTCGGGCAAAACCCTGACCACGAACACCGCGACCTTCACTGGTTCGCTGTCCACTGGCTGGGCGCAGACTTCGACCATCACCCTGACCGCTTCCGCGGCCCTGACCATTAACCAAGGCGATGTCATCCAGATCGCTGGCGTTTATGCCGTCAACCCGCAGAACCGCCAGGCTTACGGTTCGAACAAACTTCGCAATTTCGTTGTGACTGCAACCACCGCGGTTGGCACTGGCGGCACTGCTGTGACCGTCAGCCCCGCCATCATCACCGGTGGTCAGTTCCAGAACGTTGTTGTGTCGTCCACTTCGGCCACCGCCGCCGTGACCCCGTTCAACAACACCGGCACCGTGTCCCCGCAAAACATCATCATGCACCGCAATGCTTTCACGTTGGCAACCGCCGACCTGGAACTGCCTGATGGCGTTCATTTCGCGGGCCGCGCAAGCGATAAAGACTTGGGCCTGTCAATTCGTGTGGTGCGTCAATACACCATCAACAACGACAGCATCCCGACCCGTCTTGACGTTTTGTACGGCTGGGCGCCGCTGTACCCCGAACTGGCTTGCCGCGTGGCATCCTAAAAGGGACATGGGGGGAGAAATCCCCCCTTAACCAATCAACATTTTTGGAGAATTAACATGGCAAATCCAGGCCCAGCATCTAGCACCAGCAATCACCCTTCGGGTCTTGCAACCAACCAGGCAATTCGTCTGTTGGCTTCCGCACAAGGCGTCAACGTCAATTCGTCGGGTGACACCGTAATGCCTATCATCAACAGCAGCCGTTGGTCGGTGTCTAATGTGGTGTTTACCAACGCCAGCATTAGTCTAAGCACCGCAACCGCGGGTGTGTTTACCGCCCCTAATGGCGGCGGCACTGCCATCGTTGCTGATGCGGCGTTGTCTGCATTGAACGCAGCAAGCGTGGTTTCCCAGCGCAGCGTGGCTACCACCGCGGCACAAACTGGCGATAACCTTTACCTTGACGTTGGTACGCCCCAAGGCGCAGCCGCAACAATGGACGTTTTCGTTTACGGCTACGACCTGACCTTCCTTCCTTAATTTGGAATGAAGACCTGAGAAAAGCCGCCCCTAACAGGGTGGCTTTTTTCTATTCAAAGTGTAAAATTTTGCATAATCACGAAAGGGGCAAAAATGGTCAATATGTCTGCAATGCGTCCAAGCGGTCGCACGTATGCGTTAAATTTGACAACAAACGCCAGCGCCGCGCTGTTGATTGAATCAACCACCAACGACCAAACCAATTATGTTTCCCTGTTGAACACTGGCAGCGGTGTCGCCGCCATTGAATTGGGCAACGCATCCGGCACGGTTGCAACCCCAGCAATTGCCAGCACCGGCAACGCTGGTTCGTTTGTTCTTCCAGCTGCAATGACTTTTCCGCTTGTAATTGCGGCCCCAAAGGCGCCGTTCTACATCAAGGGGATTAGCAGTGGCACGAACACGCTATATATCACCGCTGTCCAAGCCGATTAAGGAAGCGTCATGGCGAATGAAGCCGCTGTAACGCAGACCATCAACATTGTCCCCGTCCAGGGGATTTTCCAGCCGGAGCCAACATTCGCCCTGGTGACCCTTATCGGGCCAGCTGGAACGCCTTTCTACGCCAACATCAACCCCAATCAATCGGGGTTGCACATCACCAACAGCACGATTGACAGTTCGCCCATTGGGTCGATTACGCCGTCCACCGGCGTGTTCACCAATGTTGATTTGACCACCGGCACCATCACTTCGGTGCCCAGCGGGCCAACGTCGATTGTCAACCAGGCGTATGTTGATGCGGTGGCGCAGGGTTTGTCATTCAAACAGCCCGCCAATTACGTCACCATCGGCAACATTACCTTGTCCGGCCTGGCTGTCCAGGCTGGTGGTGATTGGGCCGCCACATTGACCGCGGGTGACCGCATCCTGGTCAAAGACCAATCCACCGCCGCGAACAACGGCATTTATGTGGCCGCAGCTGGCGCCTGGTCGCGGGCAGCTGACGCCAACACTTATGACGAATATTTGGGCGCGTATTTGTTCGTGCTGTCCGGTACGACTTACGGCGGTTCAGCCTGGGTTTGTACGAACCAGCCTGGCGGCACGTTGGGCGTCACAGCCATCACGTTCACGCAGTTTTCGAATAATGCGCTTTACACCGCGGGCACGGGCCTGACGCTGACGGGCTACCAGTTCAGCATCACCAACGTGGGCACGGCTGGAACCTACGGTTCGGCGTCCCAGGTTCCGGTGTTTGTGACCAACGCCCAGGGCCAGGTCACCGGCGTGACCAACACCAGCATTTCGATTGCTGGTTCGCAAATCACTTCGGGCACGATTGATTCGGGCCGTCTGTCGGGTTCATACACCGGCATCACCGGCGTGGGAACGCTGACCGCTGGCACATGGAACGCCAGCACCATCGGCGTGGCTTACGGTGGCACCGGCGTTGCTACGCTGACCGCGGGTTACGTCAAGGCCGACGGCACAAACCCGTTCAGCACCGTTGCGACCATCCCCAACACCGACATCACCGGCTTGGGCACGATGTCCACGCAGAACGCCAACAACGTGGCAATCACGGGCGGTTCGGTGGCCGTCGGGACGCTAAAAACACTGGGCCTGACCGGCTACTTGTACGGCAACGACACTGGCGCGGTCACCGCTTCCACCACGATTCCGAACACCGCGATTACGGGCCTGGGCACCATGTCCACCCAAAACGCGAACGCGGTGGCGATTACTGGCGGCACGATCACCGGCCTGACCCAGCTGGGCGCCGACTATTTGCAGTTCAACACTGGCGCTACCGTCACGCCCGCGGTGGGTAAGATTTGGTGGGGCGGCGGCACAAGCATGACTATCGGGATGACTACCAACGTCGTCCAAAAAGTCGGCGAAGACCAGTTTTATTACATCAAAGCGTCTGCGGCCATTACCAAAGGACAGGTGATTATGTTCACCGGTTCGGTTGGCTCATCAGGCGTCATTACCGGCGCCCCAGCCACCGGCGTGACCGATGGCAGCTACATCATGGGCATTGCCGCCGAAGACATGGCAAACAATGCTTTTGGCCTGGTGCAATCCTTCGGCATTCTTCGCAACATCAACACCAGCACATACGTTGACGGCGACATTCTTTGGTACAACCCCGCAGTTACTGGCGGGCTGACCAAAACCAAACCTTCGGCGCCAAACATTAAAGTGCAAATGGCCGCGGTGGTCAACGGCGGTTCGGCTGGTGGCGGCGTCATCCAAGTTCGTGTGACTTCCGGTTCAACCCTGGGCGGCACTGACAGCAACGTTGAATTTGGAACCCTTGCAAACGGCAACCTGATTCAATATAACGGCACGTATTGGACAAACGTTACCCCCGCATCCATTACGGGCGTCGGCACGGCGCTGAACCTTGCTGGGGGCGGCGCGGGCCAGGTTCCGTATCAATCGGGCGCCAACACAACGGCATTCCTGGCCGCGGGCACATCGGGCCAAGTGCTGACTTCAAACGGCACCAGCGCCCCGACATGGACTACGCCGACGGCTTACGCCACGGTGACTGATGACACCACAACAAACGCCACGCGTTACCCGCTGTTTGCAAACCAAACCGCTGGCAACCTTACGACCGAATTTGTCAGTTCGACCAGGCTGCAATTCAACCCGTTTACGGGTGAATTCACTTCCACTTCGTTCAGTGGGGCTGGCACCGGCCTGACCGGCACGGCTTCGGGCCTGTCGATTGGTGGAAACGCAGCAACCGCAACAAGTGCAACAAGTGCAACCACGGCCACCAACCTGGCTGGCGGCGCTAATGGGTCGTTGCCTTATCAGACCGGTTCGGGCGCCACGACTTTCCTTGCGGCCAGTACCAACGGGTACATCCTGACCCTGGCGGGCGGTGTGCCCACCTGGGCGGCTGCTGCGCCGACCGGCGTCACGATTTCCGATGACACTACGACCAACGCCACGCGCTACCTGACGTTCACCAGCGCGACGACGGGCAACATCACGACGGAGAATGTCAGTTCCACCAAACTGCAATTCAATCCGTCCACCGGCGCCCTGACCGCGACCAGCCTAACGCCCACGAACGCGGTTGGCATTGCTTATGGCGGGACGGGACAAACAACGCAAACCGCGGCATTTGACGCGCTTGCGCCAACGACCACCAAGGGCGACCTGATTGTTGACGATGGCACAAACAACATTCGCTTGCCTGTTGGAACAAATGGACAGGTGCTGACCGCTGATTCGACGCAAACGGCTGGTGTGAAGTGGGCCGCGGCAGCTGGTGGAATTACCTGGCAAGCGGCGCAAACGTCCAATTTCACGGCGGTTGCAGGAAATGGCTATCCGATCAACACCACTTCGGGCGTCATTTCCGTCACATTGCCAGCGTCCCCAAGTTTGGGCGACACAATTATTTTTGTTGATTACGCCGGGACATTTAATACAAATAAAGTCACGGTTCTAAACAACGGAAACAAAATTTTAGGTGCTGCCGCGCCGGTTCTTCTTGATGATTTAAGAGAAGGCATTTCTTTTGTTTATGTTGATTCCACGCAAGGCTGGTTGCCTTACGCGGCAATTAACACAGCTACCCCAAAAGGTAATTTTACTGCTGACTTTCTTGTTGTTGCTGGCGGTGGCGGCGGTGCGTTCCGGGGTGGACTTAGTTTTGGCGGTGGCGGCGGTGGCGCTGGTGGTTATAGAACATCTGCCGGAACATCTGGCGGCGGCGCATCTGCCGAATCTGCTTTAACACTATCTGTTGGAACAAACTACACGGTAACTATTGGCGCTGGCGGCAATGCTGGCGTATCAGGAACAAACGCCACCAATGGTTCTGATTCTGTTTTTTCAACCATTACTTCTACCGGTGGCGGCAAAGGCCGATCTCAAAACGGAGAAACGGGGGGAACTGGCGGTTCAGGTGGCGGTGGAAACACAAACCAAGCAACAGGAGCCGCCGGAACGGCAAATCAAGGCTACAAAGGTGGTGATGTAGGAAGTGGAACCAGGGGTGCATCTGGAGGCGGTGGCGCTGGAGCAGCTGGAACAAATAAAGGTGCAGAAAGTGGATTTCCTGCAAACTCTGCCGGAACTTCTGGAGGTACTGGCGTTGCATCTTCCATTACTGGTTCATCAGTAACTAGGGCTGGTGGTGGTGGCGGCGGCGGTGCTGGTACGGGCGGCGGTGGTAGTGGCGGTACGGGCGGCGGTGGTGCTGGTGGTACGGGTACAGGAAATGGTTCTTCTGGAACCGTAAACACTGGTGGCGCCGGTGGTGGCTGTGGCGTTGATTCTTCTGGTAATACGGGAGGAACCACGGGCGGTGCCGGTGGTTCTGGAGTTGTGATTATTAAATACCCAGACACATACACAATCACAAATCCTGGCGGTGGATTAACTTCGTCCACTTCATCTTCCGGTGGATTCAAGGTGACAACCTTTACGGCTGGCACAGGAACCATTCAGTTTAGTTGAGGAACGATATGGCCCATTATGCTTTTTTGGATGAAAACAATGTCGTGACAGAGGTAATTGTTGGCAAAGATGAAGGCAATTTTGATTGGGAAACCCAATATGGGTCTTTTCGCGGCCAGGCTTGCAAGCGCACTTCTTACAACACACGCGGCGGCATTTACTACGACCCCATCACCAACGAACCTAGCGCCGACCAATCCAAAGCATTTCGAAAAAATTATGCTGGGATTGGTTACACCTACGACCCGCAGCTGAATGCGTTCATCCCGCCGCGACCATTCCCGTCATGGTCGCTTGATGAAACTTCCTGTCTGTGGCAGCCGCCTGTTCCATATCCTGAAGATGGTAATTTTTATGTGTGGAATGAAGCGGATAAAAAATGGGAGCAAGTGCAATGAGCCAACCGCTTTTTACTTGGAAAATTTTGGAAATTTCGGCGGCTGATGAACTTATCACCCACGCCAAATATCGTGTTGCCGCCCAGGATGGCGAATTGGTGGTTGAAACCGAAGGAAACTGGTGGTTCAGCGACAAGATTTTGAAAAAGCCGTTTCCTGAAGTGACGGAAGACGATGTGATTTCTTGGATTGAAAAAGAAACCACGCAATCCGGGGTCAATATCATAAAATCGCGCCTGGTAGAGCAGTTGGCAACACTTCAAAGTCAAAAGAAGGTTGTTGCACCTTGGCTTCCGCAAGTTTTTACCCCAGAAATTTAAGGTGCCAACATGACTACGCCATTTGACATTATTAGCCGCGCATTGAAGGACATCGGTGCGCTTGAAGCGGGTGAAGTGCCTAGTTCTGATGCGGCGCAAGATGCGTTCGACATGCTGAACGACATGTGCGCCCAGTGGTCAAACGAAAACATGATGGTCTTTTACAAGACAGAGATTATTTTTTCAACAACTCCGAATCAGGTGCAGTACACGATTGGGCCAGGTGGTCAGGTCGGTGCATCGTTTACCGGATCTATTGCTGGAACGACCCTGACGGTCACCGCCATCACCTCTGGAGCCATTGCGATCGGTCAAACACTGTCTGGCACTGG